GAATTTACAAATAAATCTGATAACTACAAATCTATATTTGGAAAGAAATAGAGAGGAGAAACTTATTAATGCAAATTTCTATATTGTATCACCGCTTGCTAATTTATTATGAGTTATGAATGAAACAAGCAAAAAAAACCTAGTCCCTTTTACAAAAGAAACAGCTAGAGAAGCTGGTTCAAGAGGAGGAAAAGCAAGCGTAAAAACACGTAGAAGAAAGAAAAAAATGAAGCAGGCAATGGACCTGCTTTTATCTTTGCCAGTTTTACCGGAAAACATGTCGAAATTAAACCAACTAGGGGTAGATATAGAAGACGCTGATAATCAAATGTTGATGCTTACTGTTGCTTTTCAGAAAGCAGTTAGCGGTGATGTTAAGGCAATGCACTTTATTAAAGAAATTACCGGCGCTACTGCAACAACAGAGTTAGAGCGACAAAGGCTTAAGCTAGAGAAGGAAAAAGTAGCTATTGCTAAAGAACGTTTAGAATTAGATAAGGCTAGGTCACCAGTAGATGATGTAGAAGAATACGAGGATGATGGATTTATCGAAGCTTTATCGGGTACTGCAATTTCTGATTGGAACGAGGGTCAACAAGATGGCTAAAATAAAGCAGGTCATTTTTAAATTTAAACCATTTAGTAAAAAGCAACGTATGATTTTAAACTGGTGGACTAAGGATAGTCCGGTAAAAGATAATGATGGAATTATTGCAGATGGTGCTATCCGTTCAGGAAAAACCATTGTAATGTCCTTGTCATATGTTTTATGGGCAATGACTACTTTTAGTGGTCAAAACTTTGGAATGGCAGGTAAAACAATAGGATCTTTTAGACGTAATGTTTTATTTTGGCTTAAACTTATGCTTAAAGCTAGAGGATACAAAGTAAATGATCACCGTGCCGATAATCTTGTTATCGTTAGAAAGAAGAATATCGAAAACTATTTTTACATTTTTGGTGGTAAGGATGAACGATCACAAGATTTAATTCAAGGTATCACATTGGCAGGAATGTTTTTTGATGAAGTTGCATTAATGCCCGAAAGCTTTGTTAATCAAGCAACTGCACGTTGTAGTGTTAAAGGATCTAAATGGTGGTTTAACTGTAACCCGCAAGGTCCGTTTCACTGGTTTAAAGTTAATTGGATAGACAAATCAATTGGTTATTTAAATGCAGAACAAATAAAAGAATTAGAACGTAAAAAAGAAACTGTAAAAAATATATTGTATGTTCATTTTACAATGGACGACAATTTGTCTTTAGATAAAGAAGTCAAAAGAAGATACGCTTCAGCGTATAATGGAGTTTTTTATGATAGATATATCCGTGGTTTATGGGCTGTTGCTGAAGGTGTTATTTATGACATGTTTAATAGAGATAAGCATATTGTCAATAAACGTCCTAAAATTGATGAAAACGAAAAAAAATATATTAGTTGTGACTATGGAACCCAGAATCCCATGGTCTTTTTACTTTGGGAAAAAGGGGTTAATGAAACGTGGTATGCAACAAAAGAATATTATTATTCTGGTCGTGAAGAAAGAAAACAAAAAACTGATAGCCAGTACGCTGATGATTTAATTGAATTTATTGGTAGCTTGAATATTGAATATATTATAGTCGATCCAAGTGCAGCATCGTTTATAACTGAGTTGAAAAGCAGAGGATTGAGCGTCAAACGTGCTAGAAATGATGTCTCAAATGGTATTCGTTCAGTCGGAACAATGCTTAATCTAGGAAGAATTGGTTTCCTTGATACATGCAAAATGGCGTTAAAAGAGTTCTCTATTTATGTATGGGATTCAAAAGCAACTAGCAGAGGAATTGATGCACCGATAAAAGAAAATGATCACTGTATGGATGCAATAAGATATTTTGTTAACACAATTTTAATTAATAAAAATAAATTAAACACTGATTTGAAAGGGGGAATTTAATGGAAATTTTTAGATTGCCAAAAGATACGGTTATGACACCTGATTTATTAGCCGAATATATTAGTAAACATAAGATGCTTGTAAATGGTCATTATCAAAAACTGCATGATGCTTATGAAAATAATTATGACATATACAATCAGCCAGACAAAGAAAAATGGAAACCTGACAATCGCATATCTGTAAACTTCGCCAAATATATCGTTGATACATTCAACGGTTTTTTTATTGGAAACCCAATAAAAATAAATAGTAAAGATAAGGGTACAAATGATTATATTGCTTTGCTAGATTCTTATAATGATCAAGATGATAACAATGCTGAACTATCAAAGATTTGTTCAATTTATGGACACGGCTACGAAATGTATTATCTCGATGATAATATGCAACAGTGTATTACATATCTTTCCCCGCTAGAGGCATTTATTATTTATGATGACAGTATTATTGAAAGGCCTCTATTTTTCATAAGATACTATAAAGATTATAAAAATGTTGAACGTGGGTCATGGTCT